TCCAGTAACTTTCAACATAAGCAATCAAACTAAGTATGATCTAAGAGTACAAGCATCTAATGGCGCACAAGCTGGGGCTGTAGCAGGTTCAGGCACTAGCTTGAGCTTCACACCCGATGACACCAATATCACCTGTGCGATGCGCTGGTATCAGGACGGCATCTGCATCTTGCAAGGATCAGTAGCCTGGTCAGCTGGCGGCTCAGGTGCTGATGACGGCTGGAGCACAAGCAACCTCATCTGTATGAACGGGCAAGCTAACGGCGTTGGATTCTCAGGCTGTAATGAGGGCTGGGTTGAACTGCAACCCTATAACCTCATGGCTAACGGCGGAGAAGTAAGCGTTACTTACACAAACGCTTAACCAGTCTACTCATCCTCTTGCTCTACTTTTTCATCCTCAATTTTCTTAAAGTAGGCCAGTAACTGACCACGGTTAAGTACCTGGAAAGTTTTAAGAATCTTGGTTACCTCATGGTGGACTGTTGCTTCAGAGACATGGATAGTCTCGGCTATAGCTTTGTTAGTCATGCCGTTAATGATGTGGTGGACTATCTCGTTTTGTCTCACACTCAAGGCCCCAACAATTTCGGCTAAAGTATGGTGCAGCTTTGCCTCAGCTTCAATAAAAGCAAAGTGGGCTGTAGTCAGGTAACCTGCTAACAGGTCGCTAAACTCACGCGAAGGCACATGCCCGCTTTCAGTTGAAGCCCAAGCAATTATGGCAAGAGCTTGTTCCTTAGCCTCTTTCCATATCTCAGGTGGTATTCGCTTAGCTGTGTTGTTATACATGGTTTAGCCCTTTGTGGTATTTAGTCATAAAAGTGTGCCTCCTCCTCCCTGTCTTTGTCCATAGCCCTATATGCCCTCAATTAAATAGCCCTTATTGCAGCTTGTTGCCATTGATTGAGCGCGGCTATAGGTGAGCGAGCATCCACCACCGTATCGGCTGGCCGTGAACTGGAGCTTTGTAGGTAATCCTTATTCTCATCCCATAGCTGCAAGGCCTGTTGCGCAGCCTCCACAAACAGGTGCATATCACGGCCACGCAGTTTAAGTGAGGCCTGTATCTGTTGAACCTTAAAGCCGTCCTGTAAATAGTTAGTAGTCACTATGACAAGATCACCAGGGTTAATTGCTTTCTCATGTTGGCCAAAGCCAAACAGCTCTAGCTTGCCGTCCATACGAGCAGAGGACACAACTTCAAAAAACCCTGACGGCTGCATACGCGGTGCTGCCATTTAATTTCTCCCATGTCTAGGGTGTGTCTGCCCTTGTTATCTGTCAGTCCCCTTTTATAGGTTCCCCTTATGAAACTCAACCGAGCTTCATGAACAGATATTAAGAAGATCACACCTTAATAACTAGGGCGTGGATAGATAAAAATTATTTATCCGAGATAAATTAAAAGCCATTACAACTTAATACACGATTATTTTTGATAGGCCGACTAGTTACATTATGTAAACCTGTAATTGGCACAAAGCCAGTTACGCCATAAAGAAACTATCTGCTATCAATTTAATGCCGTGTGCTGAAGTTATGTAAAGCTATTTAGTTGTCTCTCTTGTTGCCCTTAGTGATAAGGATACTAGAGAAAAGGGCTAACACACATGATTGACACACCACTACTAGCGTTACTGATTCTATTGAACGGGCTTACCTGCGCCCTGGCCTACCAGCTAGGACAAAAGGCAGGCCTGCATAAAGGCTGGCTCCAAGGCCGAGCAAGCAAGGCGGTGAGATCATGAGCTTTCTAGAAAACTATGAAAGCGCCAATGACACCATTATTAGATTCCGCAAAGAGCATCCCACAGGGCGCGTAGTGACCTCAATACAGGAATCAGGCTTAGACAAAGGCTGGGTATTAGTCAAGGCAGAAATCTTTAGAGAGTATGAGGACACGGTGCCAAGCGCTGTGGACTTTGCCTATGGCAATGTAGCTACTTATCCACAGAATATGAAAAAGTGGTTTGTAGAGGACACAGTTACTAGCTGCATAGCCAGGGCAATTAAGCTCCTATCCCCTAGTGCAACACGGCCTAGCCGTGAGGATATGGCGCGTGTGGAATACGAGGCCACACCCAGTAAAGCCGACGATAATCTTTGGGCCACTCTTACGGTTACAACATCCGAGGCTGCGACTGGTGCCGAAGCTGTAGGCAATCTGCTTACGCTAGTTAAAGAGGATGCAGCACCTCAGCGCAACCCCTTTTGTACTCATGGTGAGATGCGCCTAAATAAATCAAAGCTAGGTGCAGCTAAAGCCTGGTCAGGATTCTTTTGCCCTGCTAAAGACCGTGATGCTCAATGCACACCAATATGGCTCTAATGGGTGAAATTAGCTTTAGCAAAATAGGCAGCGGCATTACTGCAACTATCCATGATGACGGCACTATCACCTCTTTAGCTGACAAGTTTTGCGACTGTTGTGAGACTACTAAACCCGCGCTAGGCGGCTTGAACATCAAAGACATGGGCGGTGAGGCGGTCATCTGGCTATGTTCACAATGCCGCGGCTAGATGAGGTAATCCTAGATAGATCACAGGAGATAAGCGCCCACCAAGCAGCCTTAGATAGAGCCAGGGTCATGGATGATTCTTACTTTAGGCTCTATGGCCAAACCTTAAATTATCACGAAATGATTACACAGCATGCAGAGAGTGCTGGAGCTGAGATAGCTGTAGCTGAGTGGTTTGGCATTACAAACTTTAATCCCAGCATCAACAGCTTTAAGGCAAGCCCAGATGTCGAAGTATCAAAGGCCTGCATCGAGGTTAAACACACCCGCTATATCAATGGCGCACTTATCTTGCAGGCTAATCAGGCGATGCGCCCCAACGATGTCTGTGTATTAGTTGTAGGCAAGTCACCTGTTTATAGGTTAGTGGGCTGGATGCCTGCAGCTATGGCTCTTGTTCCTAAGTACAAACACCCTAGGCAAGAGAGCTACTGGGTGCCACAGCCCTACCTCTTTGAGATGCGCTATTTAAGGAAGTCTAGCTATGGCTCCTAATGATGAGGTGATTAGGTTTAGCTGTAGGTTTTGTAAAAAGGTAACAGATCAGCATGAGCGCATAGTTACCCATAGGTTGCCTGAGTATGTCAAGGTGCTTGAGTGCCATGGATGCGGCAAGTTATCGGTATGCCAATTAGACATGGTGACAAGCTGGGCTGATATTGACGGCTGCGATTAGTGCTTATCTTTGATTTATTCGCAGGCACAGGCTCAGCTACTCAAGCCTTCAAAGATGCTGGCCACACGGTTATCCGCTTTGAGCTAGACCCCTACTTTGAGGCGGAAGAGCATGTAGATGTGCGCACTCTTAATGCAGCTGCACTTATTGCTAAGTACGGGCAGCCTGACTTTGTGTGGGCTAGTCCACCATGCACAACCTTCTCTATGGCAGCTTGTTATAGATATTGGGATTGGAACGGTACAAAGGCCGTGCCAAAACACCCTAAGACTTATGAAGCTATAGAGCTTGTTAAATCTACTATTGAGTTATTACAGGAGCTAAACCCTCACTATGGCTGGCTAATGGAAAACCCTAGAGCGTTGCTTAGAAAGCAAGAGTTCATGCAATCTCTGTACAGGCAGACTATTACTTATTGCCAATATGGTGCGCCTAACATGAAACCTACTGACCTGTGGGGTCAGGTGCCGGGTTGGATACCAAGGCACATGTGCAGGCCACGCATGACATGTCACAACTCTGCTAAAAGAGGATCAGACACAGGAACGCAAGGTATGGGTGGTGGTGGTAAACATGGCGGCGTAAAGCGTGGCATGGTGCCAATCGGTTTAGGTCAAGAGTTATTAGCTGTGATGATATGACACGCCCAACCCCACGCCTATATCCCAATATCCTTGACATGGGGGTGTACGGTGAACCAGTACAGAGCGAGAGGGAGAAAGACCCCTTTAGAAAGAATCAGTCAATCCCCTTAGTAGCTCTAAATAAATCACGGCTTAGCTTCTCTGTACTTATCTTAGTAATCCTTCTCATGGCCATACCTATGCCTGCTTATAGCAATGCCTATTCTGTAGATCAATTACGGCTGTACTTACATAGCAGGGTTATTAACTTTAATGAGTTTATATGTATGGATAAGATTATTATAAGAGAAAGTAATTACAACTACCTAGCGCGTAATGGTTCGCACTTTGGTATAGGTCAGATGCGTAGTAAGTGGTATCAATCTAAAGACCCATACACTCAGATAGATTTAACTATTGCTTATACACTCAAGAGATATAAGAGTTTATGTAATGCTTACGCATTTCATCTTAAGCGAGGGTATTACTAATGGGAATTAAGAAAGGTGATATACGCGGCTCGCGCACATGGAAGGCTTTGCGCTTGCGTATCCTTGCAGCTGCGGGTTACACATGCTTCTATTGTGGCCACGATGCAACTACTGTTGATCATGTTGTGCCTGTTAGTCAGACTGATTTAACTGGTGCTATAGATGAGAACAATCTGGTTGCATGTTGTGTGCGATGTAACAGCGCCAAGGGTTCACGCTCACAGGCTGTTTTTTTAGCCAGGAGCGCTACCCCCCCTGCTTTTCTTCCTCTTTCCTCTTTCCCAGATCGGAAGAGCACAC